AATCAAAATAGCGGCAAGTCCAATAATAATAATAGGCAATGATGCAGTAGCAGCACCTGCCCCTGCTAAATAAGTTAGACCACCACCGATGGTCATCGCTTCAGCTTTAACCGTCCTCGGTCTTGAACCAGTAATCAATAAAATTACAACACATAGACAAGTCACTACTTTTTTTAAAAACTTTTTCATTTTGCTCCTTACCAAAAAAAGCACCCTTCCGAGTGCTTTTGATTAAAAGAATTTTTTGAGCGTAGCGACCGCAAAGCGAACAGACATGCCTACCCCAAGAATTGCTGCACCAATTGGTAAAACAGATGGAACAGACTGCAAAACTGCATCCTTCACAGGTGCTAAAAGTTCAGGTGTAATCATGGTATATCCTCCATATTTTTATTTTTTAGGTCTAGTTTAATGTCATAACCAACGGACAAGATTTTAGAAGATGAATTGTTTGAGGAGATTATTTATAAATAAAAATAAAAGGATACCAGGAACCACAATGACCCCAAGAAAAATAATGACTTTTGATTGAAATTGATAAACTTCATAATCTTTCTCGATTTTTGTAACGAGATTAGTTATTTTTTCATCGGTTTCAGTCTGCTTTCCGTTTTCTTCAGTGACTTTAGAAAGATTTTGCAATTCTTCCAAAATTGCTTCTATCCCTTTCTGATCAGTTTGCTGTTCTTCTTGTTTTTTTTGCTGTTGTTCTTCTTGCTCCTTTTTTTCTTTATCGATGCGCTCATTAAATTTCTTTAATTCGTCATAGACTTTATTAGTTGATTTTGTTTGTTCGTTCAACTTATCAAGTAAGCTCTTGTTGTAAGACTCTAACGCACTTGATAATTTTGACTCATCTTCAGGCTTCATTACGCTGCTACATCAACCGCTTCAACGTTTTCAAATCGATCAAATGCAACTTTTTTTGTCGCAATGTTGACGGTCATAAACATTTCAGCCTTAGCAGGAAGTGTCTTCTGAGCAATCAAAGCAAATTGTGCTTGCGTAAGGCTATATTTAACTGGTAGCAAACCTACTACGTTTTCAGGTTCATCATTTACGAGTGGCAAGACCCACACCGAAACACCAGACACCTGGCGATTTGTTTTCTCGTCTGTAAAATCATAGGGACGAGCACCTAAAATCAGAACATCATTTTTCATTGTTTACCTCGTTTCTTGTTTTTGTTCTTCACTATATCTATTCGCAGGTCTTAACCAAAAAAAGAAAAAAATCCAATTTTTTTTGGATTGATGAAAGATTTTATATATTTATTTCACGGTTTATTGCCAACAAGTAACCTGGGACTAAACTTATGAAATCGTCTGTCGGTCGGTCTAATGCCCCACCAACACGATTTCTAGTTTAATCTGTCCCAGCTTGTTAGCAATAACTTTCGCGACATAAAACGCGTTTTGAATTCTAAGATATTACATCACCCTTATTTTTTTGCTATACTAGAATAGCTCTCGGTAACCGATTGCGTGTTTTAAACACGTGAAAGGGGGTGAACTAATTGCATTACATTTTCGACGTCTTACTTGCTATTATGGCAGAAGTAGCTGCACACTACATCTGCAAGTGGTTAGATAGCAAGGACACAGACCGAAGCTAGCCCAACATACCCGTTAATCTGAAAAGAACGTAAAAAAAGCCCTGGAGGACTGCCATCCTCTAGGGCTTTGGTGCACTATTGCATTACATTTTATAATTTAATTATATCATACTATATCACTTTATATCACTTTAAAAAATAATTTTTACGTTCCCAGTTCCAAATAGCTACGATTTCTCGACCTGATGAAGTGCTTTCTGTATCGTCTCCAGTTTGAATAAGATTGCCATCCTCCAAGTCATCAAAGTCCAGGTCTTTTTTGATTTCCTTAAATAGCTTTCCAAAACCTATCTGTCTTTTTCGGTGCAATCCTGTTAGCATATCATCTACAATCTGTAATTTCTCCTGATCTGTAAAATCCGTTTTCTTATCCGTAACATCAAACGGTTTTACAGGATATTTTGCAGTCTCCAAAATAGCACCTTTCAAGCCTTTGCCTTTATCGGCTTTTACCGCTCTAATATCAACCATTGGAGTATAATCTAACTTCATAGCTTTTTGCCAAAGTTCCGTCCATTCCTCCTGGTTTAAATAGTCAGCTTTCGACCTGAAATAACCTGGTTTAACCATCAATAAAACGTGCAAATGAGGGTGATAGCTATCCAATTCTTTTGAATAGGTCACCTCTGTCGCTCTTAAAAATCCGATTAAATTCTTATCGACTTTTTTGTATTTCATCAAGCGGTTGAACCCTCTTAAAATATCCGTCATAGACTGATTAAGTTCTTGACCTGTCACATTTTTTACCGTCAAAGTCAAGAATAGAAAGCGCCCTTTCGGTTGCCTAATCATAGCTTCTTCAACGATTTTGCTCGCTTGATAAGAATATTTCATAGACCTTCTCCAGTTACAGAGTGCACACAGCTTATTTTTGCAAAAATAAGACTGATATAATTTTTTAGTACCGTCCGACTGCTCGACAAATTTCAATACTTCAGCGCATTGATAAACTCGTTCGAATGAGCGATAACCCAAAATATCCAACTGCCCAGCTAGTTCAATATTTTTTAATTTGCGCTCTTTCCATTTTCTATCTTTTCCAGTCTTTGATATATCCTGAAATACTTGATTTTTGACTTCTGTCATGTTATAATTTACCTGTAATTACAAAGAAATATAGAAAAAAGTCCTTGCAATTTTCCTAGCTTTATATAGTTTTGATTCGACACCTAAATTATATCAAAAGCTTTCACAAAAAACAAGGCTTTTTTTGCGCCCAAAAACTCAGTAATATCAAGGGTTTGAGCCTATTTTTAAACCTTATTTTCAAAATCTCATTATTTCTAATAGTATCAAGATAAGAAGAAACCCCCCTGCGGGGGCTTTCTCAAGGGGCTTGCAGCCCCTTTTTTTACCCCTTATTTACTGCTTCAGCCATCTTTTGAATTTTGGCATAAGTGTCATATTTTTCTCTGAGTTCTTTCGACTGTACGAAACTTCTGCGCCACAATCGACGTAGTTTCATTTTAGCTTCAGGACGTTCGCAAACTGCGTTGTAATCTTCAGCATCGAAGGCTCTTGTAAAAGTCCAACGTCCTGCGATTGTACGACATTCGACAACCTCGAAAGTCTGTTCTCTTAGCTGCTTAACTACACGTGTAAAGACCTGACTTGTACCGACAATTTTTATGCGCTGTTTACGCTGCTGCGTAATCTCTGCCAGCAAGCCTTCAGGGAATTTTTGCCAGGCGCTAGAGTTGTATTCATTCTGGATTTCATCGATGGCAAATATAACCCCTTTTAAACCGTTTCTAAGCTCTAAAAGTTGTTGCCAGCTGTTCATACTTACATGTTCATGAATATAGCCGAAATTCGTGCAAATAATCGCTTCAGGATACTTCTTCCTCATTCGCTCTAGATATTCAGTCATAGCCATTGTTTTTCCGCCACCCTGACGACCACAATACAAGGTCAGTCCATACTCTCTAAACTCTTTGCCGTTCCTGATACGATGATATAAGTCAGACGACAAAGCCCCAATAAAGTTGAATATTTTCAAATAACCAGGCTTTTCCGAAAGCGACTCGAACCGCTCCCCTCGAATACCTTTTTTAAACATAACAATAACCAATGCTAACCAGAGAAAACGAGCGCCCGCAGATGCGGGCTTTCCGTTTTCTCCTGCCTACCCTTTCTTATTTTTTTAGTTAATAAACGGTATTCGATGTATGAGCCAGTTCACACATTTCGTACCGAATAGCCAAATATAAAAACCTGAAATCAATCCTACACAGATAAAAATATCTCTAAATGGCACAAATGGCGATGCCTCGTATAAGATATTAGATATTGAGTTCAACGATGATACAAAATTATTGACGAACTCGAACGATGGAAACAAGCCTATCAACCACTCTAAAATATCAAAACATATACTTAAAAACCCTTGTATCATCTTAGTCCTCCGCCACTTTATGGAATTTACGAGCAAAAAATAAAGCCATCAGAATATAGGATAAGGCTCTAAAAACCATCTTTATTGGCGAAGCTAATTTGGTAGCAATAACACCATCTAAAATCGTATAGCTTTGACCTAAAATACTGATATTCATATCACTGATTACATCCTTATCACCAAAATCATACCTTAATGGTTCCATGGTAGGGAACTTTACTCTCAATTGTCGTTGAAGCGACTCAATCCGTCCCTTTAACCAAGTACCATCTATCCCAAATGCCCACGTCAGAGCGCTTGTAATTGCGTTAGAAATGACTTTAGATAACGTTTGAAGAAATTCCCATATCTTGCTTAAAACTCCTATAATGCCCCCAGGAATAGCTAAGATAGCCTGTAAGATTTTAGCAAGCCAATCCCAGAGCGCTTTAAGTCCGTCCAAAATAAGCCCAGGGATCGCTAAAATTGCATCTAGCAACTTTTTAAGAAATTCTAATATCTTATCAAGCCACCCTGTCCCTGAACCTGTCAGCGTCCCTGTTGCAGTCTGAGCCCCTGTTAGTGTTCCTGTCGCTGTTCCTGCTCGCACCCTCGCTAATTCGTCTGTCTGCGCTCCTGTTAGTCCGTAATCTGACAATGTACCAATTTGTGGCAACGTGGCCCCTATAACGTTCGCTTGTGTATTAAAAGTAACAGTAGTAGAGGCATTAGGAAATGCTACATTTATATACTGTTCCGCTGTTTTAACTTCCATGGCTGTCTGCATCATATTCGCAGTACTTATCTCCTCTCTAACACTCCCTATCCCTAACTCAGGAATAGAAATATCTGTAATTGTTATAGGTTTATCCGAAGCTAATGCAGCTGCATATTCTGAAAAATGTTCAGTCTTTCCAACAAATTCAGCAACCTCTGCAGCTGTAATACTCAAAATCAATTTTGTTAAATTTCCATTTTCATCTCTGACCTCTTTTTGAGTTCCTAGATTTATCAAATTGAAAAAAGCAACTTTTGCAGTTGTAGGCTCAAATGAAGCAATAATTGTAATTGAATTCAACACATATTGATTAATTCCAGTATAATCGCCATTTAACGACTTCCATTTTTCTGATGGTGCATTACTTAAAAACAAATTAGATAAGCCATAAATATCATTAACAACATTCATTGAGTATGGAAAATCATGATCTAGATATTCTAGATATACCGCAGCATCCAGTCTATCTTTAGTATTTAATAAACCTGTCTTTACCACTGTCCCACCTGCATAATCGGTGATAGGATAATATTTCGTCATGGTTGAACCTGTTTTTTGATATGCCTTCAAAACAGCATTTTTAAAAGCACTATCAATTTTTACTGAAGTTCCACTAACAAAATCTGATAAAGCATAGCCCCCATATTCTAATTCTAAGGAAACCGCATTTCCAAATGCTGCTATATCGTCCCAGTTAGTAACGACCAATCCCAAAATCAAAATAGCGGCAAGTCCAATAATAATAATAGGCAATGATGCAGTAGCAGCACCTGCCCCTGCTAAATAAGTTAGACCA